AGGAAGCCCTTACTATCAAGGATAGTAAGAGCACCTGCCGCACCGGTACAAGTGACGTACCCAGCGATATAGTCCGTACCATTCGATGTAACGTAAGCGCTACAACGAAGAGATACAGGACCATTCGCAATGGTCGTCCGTGTATCGGACGCAGTAACCCCGGTGGACACACCGTTCTTCTCAATATTAAGAACGCAGGCAGTTGACTCTGCGTTTGTATTATTGAAAACAGCGGAGGTTGTAATCAGGAAAGCTCCTTTGGGGAGTGTAACTGTTCCAACCGTCGGAACCGTGAGGCGCAAGCCATTCACGACCGATGTAGTCACATCGAGGTATTCCTTCACACCCGTGGCAAGAACCTGTGCTCCAGAAGTCTGGAACATGGAAAGATTGCCAACGGGAACCGATTCAACAGTCTGAGGGATGAAGAGCTCAACGTCATAATGGACCCAGAGCTTTCCAATGGCATCCGCACCAGCCTCTTCCACGGTACAGAGGAAGAAGGATGCAGCATCGAACACGCGGAGGTCACCTGAGACACTGGTAGTACGGATGTACTTCCGGGGTCCCAAGGGGAACATGTTCTGTACATCCAATGTACAGACCTGGTCCGTCCAAGGCGCGTTCTCAACTGCACCCAGATAAGAGGTCGCTGACTTCTCATCGGCTGGATCTGGATCCGCTGGATCGTAATCCGGGGCCAGAATGACCGAGCCCAAAGTTGTAGTTGCGGTTCGGGTAACATACTCGAAGCTCAACTTGTGGAACCGGTATTGTTCCCAACCATCCGCTTGGCTGGAAAGCCAGGGGAAGGTAGAGGCAACACCTGGGTTGCAGGCGTAGCGGTTCACAGAGAAGTTGACGGAGCCATTGATGGATCCGACAAGTTCCGAGTGAACGATACGCCGCGAGCCCGCGGTCTCACGGACAATTTTGGGTCCGGAATTCTTCATCGACTTGGCCTGATTGATCGGGGCCTTAGTCGTCTTGGTTGTCTTTGCTTTCTTTGCGTTGTTGTTCATGATTGTATGGGATCCCAGGTCATGAATCCTGCGACTATACATCCTAGACTATCGCATCACCACATTGCTGTGGATCATTTGACTCACCCGTGTAGTCTGTCGGCATTTACGATAACATCAAAGATGTCACCGACTTAGCACGGAAGTATTGAGGTAACTCAATGCGAGAGCCACCACCGTTTTGGGTGATAAGGTCTAGAACCCCAGCTCACCATTTTAGGAGCTAGCTACGCTCCCGGAGGCCTCACGGACTCTCCGAGGATCGCAGAGCCAGTTCAAGATCGAAGGGCTCCTCGACCGCATTGTCGAGGAGAACTTCTAGATCAAGAACCCGTTCTGTAATCCTAAATGGCCAAGAGCTTATCTCCTTCGTGCTCATCCTACGCAGGGAACTCTGGCGAAACTTCTTCATGAGGGATTTCTTAGGAAATCTCACCATGAATTCGGGTCGCTCAGGGTCCATCTGCTGAGAAAGTGCAGGGGGAGTATAGACTCTCGGGGTATAATCAACAACGCCCTTTTCAAGAGGACCGGTCAAAGGATCCAAACGCAGGGATGGATGATGCTTCAACGGCAGAAGGCCAATTGGGGGTCGTTTCGCAACGAGACCCATCAGGCCATCGGTCGGTAGGAGCCCTTCCTCCATCTGAGCAGCAAGCTCACTCTCCAAAAGAGAAGCAAAACGCCGCTGGAAAGAGGTTATCCTCGGACGGAGGCCTGGTACTTCCTCAAAGCCCAACCCACCACGATTAAATGGTAGGAAAAGGTTAAAGGTAGTATTAGGCCCCATCCGAGAGACAGCCTCAATGTTCCGTCTATGGTAATGGACGAAACGGCGGTGGGCCCGAAGAGGACTCACTGCCCCAGCAACAACCTCGTTATGTAGCGCCCAGACAGGGGCTAGACGAGCTTGTTCACGACCAGTTACCTTGGATTGACCCGTCAAAAGGCCCGTATTGTAGTAGCCAAGAAAGATGAACTTTCCTGAGTTATCCACATAACGGTACAATTGAGAGTTAATACAAAGTATCTGAGGGTGGACGTAATTCTTCCCCAGGGAGAGAGAGAATCCCACCAGACTGATATGTCTCTTCCAGAGCTCGTAGAACACGGGAGAGGTCCTAAAGAGGATATCGTCGCCATTCACAAGGACAGGTAACTGTTCCAAGTTGATTCGGCGGCCGGTAAACTCCTCAAGGGCCCTCCAGTACGCTACAAGATTCACGGTACAAAGGATAGGGAACGAAAGAATCGAACCCATCAGTTGTCCTGTGGTCTGGGAGATAGGGTCCAAGTCTCCATCTACATTCATGGCCGGAGGGTAGTGGATCGTCTGTTCGTAAAGAACAGAACGAAGCACATCCAACGTGTCACGAGAGTAGTAGGAGGCATGTTCCAAAGACTCCTCGAAAGCCATCTTAGTATAGGCAATATCGAGGTTGTCGGTAGCGGCAGAATAGTCGCCACTGACCCAGTCGGTGAAATCGAGCCTAAGTTTCTTCTCCCGACGGAGGAGGTCATGAAAGTCAGAGGGACTGAGTGGTCGACCAGTGAGGGAGAACTGGGGGAACCTTTGCAGGTAACTCCAAAGCTCCTTCTGGTAAAACCGTCCAACCCAATACCTCAAGGAATTACCCTTGGATATCAACCGGACCTTGAGAGGTTCCAGTACAGCTGACACCATGACATCTGTAGGAGAGTTCTTGGCCATCTCGAGAACCTCAAAGAAGTCTGGCATAGCCAGACCCTTGACTTCCTCGACATGACCAGGACGCGTCTCAACCATGGCGAGTAGATCATCGGACCCAAAAGGTCCCGTGAACTGCTCACGAATGTACGAACGCGCCCCTCCTTCAGATCGCTTAGACTCGAAAGATGCAGAAGTAGAAGCCTCAAATAAACGGGCCTTCGAAGGTTTGAACCTCCGAAAGAACCGTTGAAAATAGGGCTTGTACTTCTCTTGCTCCTCAGCAGTCGCCTTGGAAGGCGACCCTAAAGCCTTGCGGTGCTTTAACATCGTCTCCTTCACAAAATCCGGAGACGCTGGTGCAGCACCACGCTTTATGCCTTGCAGATAACCCGCCCAAAACCTCGTGTTCTTGTCATTGAAGGAAACCAGGCGATTCTTAAGAATACGCTTGATCATCCCCCCAAAGACAAGAGGCGAGCCCGAGAAACCTTCAGGTATCTCAGGAAGCGGGTTATGGAGATAGCGTGCCATTGGCCACGCCGTCATAAACTTCGCATACTTAATGAAAAGTTTGCGAGGCCATTCCTTTGACCGGCTAAAGAAAGAAAGCTGGTCCTCCATTGGAAGATCTTTAAACTTAGGGATACTGTCCATGAGGACTTCGTACGTGGCGCGAGCCAGGTACAGAGCCTCGAAGGCAGACTCCCCAAGGATCTTCCAACCATTGGAAATCCGAGTAGCGCCGAGGAGAGAGCCATACCGATTTATTGCTAAATCGGTCGGACTCCCCCGACGAACAACTACTTGGACCTCCCTCCCAGGGCCACCCCTGGTCAGGGCACCAATGATCCCATCGATAACTGTCAGTCCGTTAGGAC